ATTGTTGACCGTCTTACTTGCATTCTTGCTTGATATGCATTGAGGGTAACACCAGTCCCGGCATTTTCTAGATATTGTAAATAAAGAGAAAAATCTGAACCCTGCTCTGTTATAATGTCGTAATTTCCTGCTCTACCCATATGTAATCTCCTAAGTATTATTTATACTTTAGATTTCTTCTTCTTCTTCTTTTTCTTTTTATTTTGTTGATTTTTTATCTTTTGTAATTTCTTTTGTCTTTCTTCCTCTTCTTTTTCCGCTTTTGACTTTAGCCATTCTTCTTTCTTTTTTTCTTCTTCCTTTATAGCGGATTCATAATAGGTAATATTATCATAGAATCTCTGTCTATGTTCTTCAGGAACTTCTCCGTTTTCCAACAACTCAATTAGAATTTTGCTTGCTTGATAACCATTATGATAATCACCCATATAATATGCTGAGGCGGCAAATTCGTCTAGGATTTTCCATTTATAGATATCATCACTAATAAACAGAATGTCATCTTTGGGATAAGGTATTTCAGTTGCTTGTTTTGCAAACAAATAACCAAGATGCGGATTACCATTCATCCGATGAACTTTAGCAATTTGATATAAAGGCTCTGCCCTGTCTGGTTTAATATTCCATGCTTGGAGCATAGTATCTTGTGCATCAGGCCATGGTTTTTCCTGAAGTAGTTTACAAATTGCTACTCTAAACACTGAGTAAAATACTTCTTCTTTCCACCCACCCAAGTTTGCCCTTTTTGCATATGCTTCTTCTGCTTTCTCCCATTGTTGAGAGTCGAAATAAGATTGTGCTAGATAGAATTGGTATCGTGAGTTATCTGGTTCATATGCAGGGTCTTCTGGGTTAGTTAAAGCACTCAAAAGCACTTCAGCATCTCTAGAATATTTTTCTATACCTTCAATTGCTTCACCAGTTTTATGGTTTTTGTTTCTAGCACCTAAGGTTCTGGCATCAACATGGTATTTACCTTCTATTCTACCTAAGTTATGTGGTTGTGGTGCATCACAGGCTGCATACTCATGCAGAACACCCACATATTTCCAGTCAGCATCTGCTTTAAAAATTTGGTTTCTCCACCAAGTAAAATCACCTCTGTGTATTCGAAGTCCATAACCATGAAAGTCTTCTTCAATTATCTTATCCATATCAAGGTCTAAAGAACCTTCAATATAGTCATCCGCATCAATCATCAAAATATAATGGGCCTTACCTTTACACATAGCAAGAACTTCTGACCTGTTATGACCGAAATCTACCCAAGGTACGTTATGTACTTCTCCTTCAATACCTTTGTCATCAAAAAACTCTTTAATAAATTCTTGAGTTCCATCAGTAGAACCATTGTCTGCTATAATATAGTAGTTAATATATGGTGCTACCGACTCCAAACACTGTTTAAAGTGGTCGCAGTTCTCATTCTTCACAATCATTGCTAGTGTTAATTTATGCATTATTAATCCTTGTTTGATTTTCAATCCAGTTTTTAAGTTCTATTTTAGGACTCCAACCTAAATCATTTTTAATCTTATGCAAATATGCAAGAGTTTCCTTTGCTTCACCATCTCTAGGTTCAATCCATTCTTGTTTATTAGAAATCATATTTGCTATTTCTGAAACAGAATAACTAACACCTGTTCCAACATTATATATTTCACCAGAAATAATATCTTTCTTAAACCCTGCAATTATATTTGCCTCAACTACGTCTGAAACATGGATATAATCTCTTCTTTGACTACCATCGGGTACGATAGTCAACGGTTCACCCTTGCTACGTTGATTTAAAAATCTACCTACTAGTGGTGCATATTGACCTTTAGTTGGTGACCTATCACCGTACACATTGAAGTATCTAAATATTACCGTTTCTAGACCAAATAAATCAGAATAGTTTTTGCATAGTAATTCACCTGCTACCTTGGTAGAAGCATATGGATTAATACAATCTACTTTATCATCTTCTTTATTGGGTATGTCTTCTGAAAGACCGTAAGCGGAAGACGTAGAAGAATAGACTACCCTTTTTACTCCATTATCAGAAGCGGCCTGCAATACATTACATATACCAACCACATTGGTTTTGGCTGCTTGTATTGGGTTGTGCAAACATTTTTGTACCCTTGATTCGGCCGCTAAATGGAAGACAACATCTACATCTTTCATTAGATAGGGTAAACAGTCAAAACAATTAATGGTAATTTTATGATTAGTTGCTTTTTTATTCCAATAGAATTTATTATCTGCTGATTCATTATCAACAGCAATCACCCTATGACCTTCTTTAATAAGGGTGTCCACTAAATGTGAACCAATAAATCCTGCTGCCCCTGTTACTAAAAATTTCATCTTATAGCCTTCACTTTCTTGCATACAAATACTACTTTATAATCTTCTGTAGTTGCATCTTCACACTTAAAATGTTTGTAAATACTGGTCGGACTAAGACCGCTTTTTAAAAGTGCAACTATTATGGTGTTAATATGCCATATTTTGTGGTTAATTTCATAATAGAATTCTTCACTGTTGTTTTCATATTTACATTCCAAATCTAATGTGGACTCATAATAATCTGTTTTAGGTTTTACTGTAAGAGTAGCACCATTAATTAATTTCTTGGTTACTTTATGGGGTGCGTCTTTAACATAAGCAGAACGATTAAAACAATCAAATATAAAAAGACCTTTCTTATTAAGTTTTTTTGAAGCAGATTTAAAGAAATTTTCTAGGTTTTCATATTCACCAGTTATATGGTTAACCACATTGAACATACTAACAACCAAATTAAATTTACCTTCAACATCATCAGCACTACCACATATCAAGTTAACATCCATACCCAATCTTTTTTTTGCTTCATTTATCATATCTTCTGATGGGTCTACACCGTTAACATTATATCCATATTCTTTAAATACTTCCAAATGTTTACCAGTACCACAACCGATATCTAATACTTCTTTATTTTTGGGATTAATCCTACTGTAAATGTGGTCTAAGAAATCCACTTCTGATTTATAATCTTTGTTTTCATGTATTAAATCATAAATAGCGGCCATTTTGTTTTTGTATTTTTCTTCAAACATTTGCGTAGGGGTTCTGTATTTTAATAACTTTGATTCCATCCGATAACTCCTGAATTCCTTCATCCAGTCCAACATGCACTTCAAACCCAAGAGATGAAATCTTATCATAAGACACCACATAATCTCTTTGGTCTGCATCACTACCAATATCCGCTAAATGTAAAAAGTAAGGGGAAACCTTTTGAATTTTTTCACACACTTCTTTTTTACTGAAATTCATGGAATCACACCCTACATTATATACATTCCCAACCATTTCATCTAAATTATCTAAAGCAAACAGAAAAGACCTTGCTATATCGTGCACATGAATAAAAGTTCGCATGAAGTGAGATTCATAAACAACAATGTATTTGTCATTTATTGCCTTATTAGTAAAATCATTAATTAAAAGGTCTAATCTCAATCTAGGAGAAAGACCAAATGCAGTAGCAAATCTGTAAGCAACCGCCTTGCAATTTCTCATAATATATTTTTCTGCTTCAGTTTTGGTTACACCATATAGACTCAGAGGATTTAATGGTGATTCTTCTGTGCAAACCCCTTCTACTTTCCCATAGTTACTACCAGTAGAACCAAATAATATTATTTGGTTTTTATCTAACATATCTACTAACCTTTTAGTTGCATCTAGATTTACTTCTTTTGTAACCTTATGGTCTTGTTCACAAGCAGGATAACCAACTATTGCGGCGAGGTGAATAATAATATCTTTACCCTTAACAGATTTTCCCAATTTACCAGTATTTCTAATATCACCTTTTACAAGAGTAAAATTAGAATTTCTAAAATAAGGGAGCATGCTATTTCCACCAAATAAAAGCGAATCATAAACACATACCTCATGTCCCGCTTTCAAAAGTTCTGGTACTAACATGCTGCCAATATAACCTGCTCCCCCTGTTACTAATATTTTCATTCTTTATACCTTCCTTTTTTAATTTTATCCCAAATTCTTTCATAAAAATAATAAACGATAAACCCAGTTAAATTCATTAATAAAGCGTTGTGTATCGGTTCATCTGATATCATTAAAACCAAAATTAAATAACTATTCAGGATTGCAACCAATCTCCAAACTATAGTTTTAGTAATACTTCTAGATTTTGTTTCTTTAAAAGTCATTATCTACCTATTGTTTCCCACGTTTCATTCACAACATAAGGGTCTATTCTAATGTCGTCATTCAGTGCTTCTTCATAACGAAGGTTGCTTAGAGAAGTCAATGTGGTATTGTCTTCCAGACTTACCCAACCATTAGCATAATAAGGTGGAATTACCAAAACTCCATGATGTCTATTGCTTAAAACAAAAGTTTGTACGCTATCTGGGTTATCGTCTATAAAATCAGCAATTTCACATAGGTCATTCCTGTCTGCCATGTCTTCTGAAATTTTAAGGGTTACAAATTTAGCAGCCCCATTAACTATTGTAAATATTTTTGTTTCCAATTTATGATAATGAAGTCCTCTTATGACTCCTGTACCATAATCACTTACAACATAACATCTATGGAACAAGTCATGGTCAATATCGTCTGTTATCGGTATTAAATAACCCCTATCGTCTGAAATCGACTGGATTTTTAGCAAAGTTGGTTCAGTAATACTAGCATCTATTTTATACATTAGCAGTTACCTTTTTTTCAGCATAATAAGATTTAATTGTATCACAAACGAATTCCACTTGGTCTTCAGTCATTGATGCGAACGATGGTAAACAAACTCCTCTATCATAAGCATAATTTGAATTTCTGAAAACATCACCTTCATATCGTTTATCATTTTCTACATATTTTTTAAAACAAGGTTGTTTATGTAAAGGGTAGAAAAATGTTCTGGGTTCAATTTCATGTTCTTTCATGTAGGTCATAACACCTTCTGAAGTGTTTTCATTGTCTACTGTTAACACAACTCTGAAAGGAATAAACGAAGTAATTTTATCTGTCGGTTGCACCACTGTTACTTCATCCACGTCTTTTAATAACTCAGTATACATTTTATGAATTGCTATTTTATTTTTTACAATGGTATCAAATTTTTTGATTTGAGATAAACCCAACGATGCTTGAATATCAGTCATCCTAAAATTATAGCCAATCATGGGATGGATGAATGTACCTCTGTTAAGTCTACCTTGATTTCTCAAAAATAGTAGTTTTTCATGAATGCTCTCACTATTGGTAGCAACAAACCCGCCTTCACCAGTTGTGATTGTTTTGTCTGCAAAGAATGAAAAACATCCAACATCACCTATACCACCGCACCTTTTTCCATCCCATTCAACACCGAGTGCTTGGGCTGCATCCTCAATAACCAAGATATTATGTCTTTTAGCGAATTCCATAACTGCATCCATGTCACATGCAAAACCATAAAGGTGTGCGGGCATAATTGCTTTTGTTTTTTCTGTTACCAATGCATCACACACACTGATGTCCATTTGGAAATCATAAATGTTAATATCAGCAAATACTGGAGTAGCACCCACCATTTCCACAGCATTTGCTGTTGCAATAAATGTGAAATTTGGTACAATAACTTCATCACCCCTACCAATATTACATGCTTTAAGAGCAAGATATAATGCTAAAGTTCCATTCGGAGCAAACGAACCGTAATAAGTGTTTACTTTCGCACGAATTTCTTCATTAAACTGCTTAGATTTAGGCCCCTCTGTAATCCAGTTGATTTCAAAGGATTCTTTTAGGGCATCGTAGTCTTTAAGGTCTACGAACGGCATGAATTGGGGAACTTTCATAATCTTCCTCACTTTCTAGACTATCAATTGCATTCTTGATAGTAGGCCACATGTTGTATCTGTTCAAGATTAATTCTCTTGCTTCTTTTATCGCAGGAAGTCTTGAAAGGTAATCACCACTTTCAACAATATCAACTATCCTGTCAATTTCATCATAGTTATCGACATCAAAGGTTTCATAAGACCCCTCTGGGAAGTATTTATTCCCATCTCCTCCACCCCAAAAGATAGGTACTGTCCAACATAATAATGCATCTGTAAACTGAGTACCAAAGAAGTCTTTGATGGTGTTTTGGTTATCAAATGCAAGGTGGTAGTTATAATTCATTAAACCGCTTCTTTTGTCATTATTTTCAAGAACTTTATTATTGCAAATAACAGAACCAAAGATATCTATGAAATTCCTTTTTCGGGATGAAAATTCAAATGTAAACTTTTTTCTTCTAACATGACCATAGCACATTTCTTTATCTGATAAAATGCAACTCAAACCATAAAGTTTTTCACCCATCGGTTCAAGATTGACTAATTCATCATAAGTCATGTTTATCCCACCACTGAATTTATTGGGATACCACCACTTAGTCCAAAGATAACCAGTTTCATCCCAAAAAGAAAAATGCTTGCATTCTTCTTCTGGAAAATTATCTATAGACTGAGGTGTTAGTGCTTCCCTTGAAAAATATAACCTTTGTTCTGGTTCGAACTTGTCCCATAAATCCTTACTGCATTCGTCTTGGATTATCAGGTAGTCTGCTTCATCAGGATTCAAAGTGTATTCAATATCTTCCCAAACTCCTGAACAGCCGGGCGTCTGATTCCTATAATCATCCACCATTTGCTCTGATGTTAAACCCCAGTTTGGAACAAAATAAATTTTACGCATTACTTTCACTTTTTTCAAAAGAAGACTTAAGTCTTCTTAAAACATCACCTATTGGTTTTTCACCACTAAATTCTTCAATATAGTCACTACAAATTGCATAACAGTCTTCTATCCCTTTTAATTTACTGTCAGGATTTTCTGGTAAGACACATACAGATTCGGGTAATAACTCTTTGGTTGGATGTACCCAAACTAAACCATCAGATGTTAGTGTGTAGTCATCACCGTCATGCCAAAAACAATGAATTTCACCACTTTCTAGCATCACCTGTAGTGCCTCTTTGTCTTTAGCATGGCAGATGATTCTATTAAATCTGAGAAGGTTTTGTCTTACTTTATATTTAGGTTCATTGTGTCCAAGATACAAGTCCCCATCTTTATAATGAACATCAACTTCTACATGATATCCTTTGTTCAAGGCCTCCATGATATAGTCTGGATGGTTCTCCCTGTCTGGGTTTTTACCCTTCATATTACCTCTATGTGATATTAACTTAACCATAATTTATTTCTCCAAAAACGACCGCAAATCTTCTGGTGTTCCTATCCCATTCATGCTATGCACATAAAAAGGAACTAGAGTATAACCGTCTTGAATAAGTTCATTATAAACTGGAGCGATATAAAATTCGTTATTAACACGAATATCTTTCTCAACCATTTGTTTTGCATATTTTACAAAATCAGAACCCCTTCTATACCAATATATCCCACATGTTGCAATATTAGATATTGGTCTTTTCTCAGCGACTTCTGTTACTACACCTCTAGAATTCGTTTTAACAAATGACCACTTTGGGTGTACCGCTTCGAAAGTATAGACCATAGCATCAAAACTAGTTAATTCCTTCATTAGATTAAAATTCTCTGGTGAGTATTCAATAATTTGGTCTGAGTTAGCAATTAGCAAATCTTCATCGTTATCAATATATTCTTTTGCTAAAAGTGCCGTACAGGCTGCACCTTCTGTTAAACCATCTACTTTAACAATAGTACATCTACCGTTAGTGATTCTATTCAATGTGTCCTCTAGACCTTCATATTTTTCAAGATGTTCTTTTCTTACTAAAAAAATGTAATTTGCATTGAAATCTAAATTTTCAACCACTGCTTGAATCATTGGTTTACCATTCACATCAATTAAAGGTTTAGGGAAAGTGTAACCTTCCTTAGCAAATCTACTACCCTCACCTGCCATTGGTATTAGTATATTCATAGTTATAATATTCCCATTAGTTCTCTTTTTACTGTGTTAAAATGTACCTGCGTAGAGTCATCTACCTCAAAAACATATGCCCCTGTTGCTTCTGCTGATTCAATTCCTTTAGGTGAGTCTTCTACGATAAGACACTCAGTTGGTAGAAAACCCAGTTTTCCCATTGCTAGTATATAACATTCTGGGCTTGGTTTATTATTTTCAACATCTTCATTGGTAACAACAAAATCCATATATTCAAGTTGTCCAGTATTTTTTAACATCAACTCTGCTGTTTTTCTGATTGAATTTGTTACACAACAAGATTTGATGCCCAACATTTTAGTAAATTCATGTAATCTTCTTTTTTGTGGTGAGTTGTGTGCCATCTCATTGATGACATCTACAGTATATTGTTGTTTCTTTTCCCATACTTGATTTGCCTTGTCACCAGTTATTTCCAACATAGCAAGTTTCTTTCTGGTTGGTAAACCATTATAAGTGCTTATATGCTCTTCTCTGCTGATTTCGAAACCTGCGACTTCTTCCAGTGCACGGTTTAAAGAGTGATAGTGCCAGTCGCAAGCATCGACCAAAACACCGTCCAAATCATACAAAATTGCTTTGATTTTATTTGATTTTCTCAAACCATATCCTCAATTTCAGATACTGTATATAATTCCACTTCGTTTGAATACGGCCCTTCTTCTAAAATCTTTTCATGAAGATTTTCACCTTTTTGTATACCGATGGTTTTAATCTTCAACTTCCCACCCTCAGGTAGATAGTTGTTAGCCATCGCTTTAAGCATGTCACTAATTTTCATTGATTTCATGTCTGGACAATATGGTGTTGTATCAGTCGCATTTTCTAAGCAGGAAAAAATCAAATCGATTGCTTGTTCTCTAGTCCAAAAGAAACGTGTTGCTTCTGCATCTGTCACAATAACCTCTTCATTATTTGATAGTAGGTCTTTCCATTTGCATAATACAGAACCTGTTGAATATAACACATTTCCATACCGTACAATTCTATACTTGGTGTTAGGATTGATTCGTTCATATTCACCGAATAAACTCTCCATTAAGAGTTTTGATGCACCATAAACCCCCACAACTTGGGCTGCCTTGTCAGTGCTAATACCAATAATAAAATCTAAATCCATACCCCTTGTAAGGTCTAACAGGTTCATTGAACCTATAGTGTTGCTTGCAATGCATTCCCTACAGTGAGTTTCTGCTAAACCAACGTGTTTGAATGCCGCAAGGTGGAACACACCGTCAACATCCTTTAACCCTTTATGTAAGCAATGAATGTTAGAGATGTCGCCTGGAATTATTTCTAACCATGGATATTTTTGAGCAATTTCAACTAGTTTACCTTCATTTCTAGATACAGTTACCACATTTGTAACACCCATACTTTCCAGTCTATCTAACAATGCTACACCCAGAAATCCGGCTGCACCAGTAATTAAGTATCTCTTATTTTTATCAATCATTATTTTATTTTCCATAGACTATATCAATCCAATTTTCAAAGGGCCACTCTTCCTTAAATTCACCTATCTCTTCTGGTCTATCAGCGTAAATTTCTCTAATTTTTTCTATATCTTCTTTTCTCATACCCTTTACATTAATCTTATCTGGGTATTGCTTCTCGCTTACTAATTCTACCTTCTTTACACAGTGTCTTCCTTTAGTACCTAAAATCTTATAACCGTCACCTTCTGCCATCTGACCACCTATCAACTCCCAGTCATGTGGACTCCAGTTGGGTTTCAGGTTTTTTAAAAAGTATTCTCTATTCCAGATGGAAAATTGACCAGTTATTCTATAAATAAATTCCTGTGTAGACCTCTGTGCTAGTTCTATAATTTCAAAATCATCGAATTTCTTGTAGGTTGTTACATCTCTAGGATTCCTTGCGTATTGTAAAGATGGTTGCAAATCTATTCTACCAATTTTATCTCCCATGTCACCTTTCCAGTTGGGTATGCTTTCTAAGATATAATATAACTCTCTATCTAAAGGTCTTGCTAAGCAAAAATCATCAATACCAAAGATAAAATATTCATCATCTATTGAGTTAACATATTCTAAGACATAGTTAGACCATCCTTTAGCCTTACCCACTTGTTCATCCGCCATTGATATAAATTCGAAATTTTTAGGTAATTCGAAGTCTGGTTTACTAAAACCTAAAATCGTAACGTTGAAGTCATCACCCCAATACTTGTTAAAAAAATATGAAAAACCTTTAAGTACAAACAAGTGTGGGTCACATGTTGGTATGATTATTCTCACCAGCCAGCACCTCTGGGTCCTTCTGCTAGGGTACACGCTCTGTCTTCTGGTAAAGGTTGGTCTAATGGAAATGGGAATCCTCTGGGGAAATATGGATTTGTTCTACCGTGAGGTATCTTTCTAATCAAAGACCAAGAATTGTATTCAAGACCTATAAACCCTGATTCAATTTCATCAGTCTTAACATGCCATCTGAGAAGACCGTGGTTTGAAATTTTGTTATCACGTTCGGGTGCTTCTCTCGGAGAAATCTCCCTCAGGGACATTAAGTATTTTTCATAATCACTATCTTCTGCTAGATAACTATTGATATTATCATATAGGTTACCAACTTTATCTGCGTTTTCTGAACCAGTGATAAACCAAGGGTCATTATAACCAAAGTTAAACCTATTGTGCCACCAGTTAGATACGTAGAATACATTGGGGTTTAGATTTTCAAATTTGATGAAAGAATCATAGAAAACCATATCAAACCTTAATGCTAACACGAAATCATATTTGAAATCATTAGCATCTTCTTCTTCTTTCTTTAAACTGATACACTTATCTAAGGAATACCACCTACTATATGTGCTTTGAAGTTTAGTCTGGATGTCTGGTGTAAAACTGTATTGAGTAGAATCTATACCATATGGGTGCTTAAATATGATTTGTTTTTCAACCAGATACTTCTTTGGATTGTATCTTTCTACCAAATCTTTCTCTGAGTCTTCACTCCAAGTGTGAAAAAATATATCCACATCATGGTCACCAAACACGTTTTGTTTTAAACTTTCAATACCTTCTTCAAAAGAAACTGGTACACCTTTGTCGTTAAATCCCGATGCCAGTCCATGTAAACAAATTGCTATTTTCATACTTTTAACATACCTTCCATTAATTCAATATCTCTAATATCTTTGGGTTCTGAACGCTTGTTCTTTAATTCGTGAATAACACCTATGCTTGCAAACTTAACACCGTTAAAATAAAAGTGGTTATTATCATTATACATGATTTCATCTTTACCAATGGTATAATTACCGATTTCTTTATTGTGTTCGTTTATTAAGGGATTACCTTGTATTGGTTTAACATTACCACCATAAAGGTAGTCTAGGTCTTGTCCCTCTCTCATACCGAACGCTGACATAACTGAACTGGCAGTTATACAAACATCATCACTATCGTATTTATTTTTAGCCATCCAATCTTTCAATTCTCCCACAAGACGATTATATTTAGGATAATCCTGAATAACCGCATTGTTTAAATAATGGAGGCTATTATTATTAAAAAATACCCTTGCTAGTCTTAATGTTTCTTCGTGGGTGTCGTTAATATGAACAGAGTGATTGCTAATACCATAGACATCTCTGATTAGTCTTTTCACCTCATGTGCTTTTTCTACTGAGTCGAATTCCGCTAGGAAAGCATAAACTGGACTTTCGGGTGATGGGGAGAAGCAATAATCTTCCTTAAGACGGAATCCACTAAAACCATTGTTAAAATCACCACCCCAAGGTTCACCATCATATATCTGTCTAATTAAGTTTAAGGGGCCCTGATTATAAAGTATTGCACCTTTTTCATAAACAACATCTCCATTTTCCATTATGATTTTTCTAATATCACCGAGATTGTTTTTAACTGTGGCAGCAGGGAATAGAGTTACAATGAATGAGTTTTCTTTCAATTTAGCATATTCTAAAGCGATTGAATCGCAGATTTTATTATCTAAACCAAGATTTCTAAAAAAATAAGATGTACAATCTTCTTGTCCTGCTTTAGGGTCATCTGTTTCTTCAAAATTTATATTTTTGTTATTAAGAATGCAACTTGCTAATCTATGTGCACCGTTTAAGAGATAACCGTCTTTGTTAATTGGTACTGGGGGTAATTTAGGATTGTAACCTCCTTCTCTAATGGAGTCGTTGATTTTAAAAAATTCTTTAACATAAGATTCTAGGTCATTCTTTTTTGGGTTGTCATATTCTTTAAAACCATTCCATACTTTAATATGTTCTGAATAAATGTTCAAACCGAAAGTGGTCTGATAACCTCTTTGTGCATGTTTTAACATTAAGTGCTTGGCTGCGACATCAAATCTGTTGAATTTTAATAAATTTTTGGGGTTAATATATGTCATAATTTATAGCAGTGGGTCTTTAATACGTTGTCCCGATTGATTAAAAATCGTAAGCGGAGTTTTTGTTAAGTTTTCCCATTTATTTGCACTATCTCTTTCATCTGCTTGATAAAAATAAGGTTTATGCGGTGCTACGACGTAGTTTTTTGTTTGTAAAAAAGCACAACCCAAATCAAAAGGGGTGTTGTGGTTGTATACTATATCTTTTGCTGTTTCAGACACAGCCTTTCTGTAACTATCCGTTAAATATAAAATAGCATGAGTTGCAAAAACTTTTCCAATTCTAGCAAATCCATCACCGATGTCTACTGCTAGATAACGTCCATCACCGTGGGATGTCCCTAGATAAACAGCATCTGTGTTATCTGGAATTTCTAATATTGGGTTGAAATTTTCTGTAATCTTAGCATCATCTTCTAAAATTAAAAGAGGTAATTCGTTGTCCTCGTTATCTAAAATATCAATATGGGACTGTGCACACCCTCTGTAGTGTTTTATCGTTTTGTCTGCACCCTCATGTGGCTCTATGACTCTAGCAGACAACCTCTCATGATTTTTAAGTCCAATATCTTCGAACTGTTTGACCATCGCATCAGCATTATGCTTATCTTTGTCTAAATTAATCCAACAACATCTTACATCACGAATATCAATTTTCATAACAAAAAACCTTTTTTATTTTTTAACGCCTATATGGTATTTGGGTATAAGTTCCCAGTCTGATTTATCTCTATGAGAGATAATTTTTATTTGACCTATTGATGCAATAGGGTCTTCAGTTTTATTTTTATCCACTATATTAACCAGTTCCCATTCTTCTAAAAGGTTTACAATAGTATTTCTTCTTGCGATGTCGTTATCGGACATATCGCTTGGTAAACCATCCAACCCAAATAATTCTTTAAAATGAACAATATAATATTTTCCTCTTTTATGAAGAATATGACATGATTGGTAAAGTTTCTTTTCTTTCCTTGAAGAAACACCAATTCTTGTTAATGTTTCTTTGACCTTAAGAAAGTCTTCGTCGGTTGTTAGTGTCACTTCAATTAAGTCATCAACAGTGACTTTTGTGTTTTCCATTATTTAACTCCATTATATATGGCTTATTTACACCTTTATATATAATGGAGTCGTCATTAAGAACCACCCGTGTTTAATTCCTCTTTAATATTATTTATTTGTTCTTTACTAAGTACGTCAAGTGCTTCATAGGCTTTCGAATTTGAATACCCAAAATAGTCTTTAATGGCCTGCAAATCAGCAGGGGCTGTTTTCTTCATCCACTTACTAAATCTTTTTCTTTTCCTGACGGAGCGTTGTAGATAGTCAAAATGCATTCTCTTGTCTATACCACAAAAGAAATTCATATTGTTGGATTGGATTATTGAGTCTGGAAAATAAGAAACCCCTTTATTAATAATAAAAGGGCTATATCTCTTGAGTACAAACTCATAATCATCATCCAGTTTGTCCATAGGAACTTTGGTATAATTAATGGCGTTTAAGTAATCACTTAATTTCATGTAGTTATAATTGCTAGTACAGAAGATTCAGGTACAATAACCACTTCACCATAAGCACCAAGTCCTTGTCTACTCCATAAAATTGTATCACCGACTTTGATTTCAGATTTTACATCAGGACCAACACCTGCTACAATAACTACTTTTGGTTTAGATTTATCGTCTACGGCACTACCTGTTATAATAATACCAGACTCAGTGGTTTTTTCTTTTTCTATTTCGCTTATAATTGTTAAATTATCATTGATTGGTCTAATCATTTAAAGGTACACTCCATCATTAATTCTGTACAACATGCGGTCATGTTTATTTCTTGGTCTGCTACGAAGGCCGCCTTATATTGGTATTCTGCAACTATAAGAATTGCGGCTGGGATGCTTTGTGGTTCAAGACTTTCTGATAAATTATCGTAAATCTTTTTAAAAATTTGCACTTGGTCATTGTCTAAATTGTCAACCACCCATTTTCTAACTTCTTGAAAGTTTTTGTTTTTCATTGATGTCATTAAGTCGTTGATTTTAACATTTTCGACATCAGCAAGAACACCAACATCAATTGTACCTGCAATGGAATATCGTTGAAGTTCATTAATTACCCTTCTAAAATCGGGTACGTAGCGAACAATTAATTTTGCTATAACTTTATCTTCATAAGGAACATGTTCATCGTTTAATATATGCTTTACTCTCTCCATAAACTGTGCAGACATTATATTCATATCCTTTTTACCAAACTGGAAATGGATACAAGTGCATCTTGAATGAATAGGTTCAATAATTCTGTTTTTGAAATTACATGTGAGGATGAATCTGCAGTTATTAGCAAATTCCTCAATGAATCCACGAAGTGCAGGTTGCATAGACTGTGCATTAGCATAATCAAATTCGTCCAAAATCACGACCTTTTTGGACCCTGTCAAGGACACAGTGCTAGCAAAACTACGGATTCTTGTTCTCAGAGTGTCAATGTTACCATCTTCAGAGCAATTAATCATCATCCAGTCTGTTTCAAGTTCACTACATAAAGCCTTCGCAACTGTAGTCTTACCGCAACCTGCACTTCCTGATAAGAGGAGATTCTGGGATTCACCAGATTTTACCATATCTTTGAATGTTTTTTTCAGTCTTTCAGGAAGAATGCATTCATCAATGGTAGTTGGTCGATATTTTTCGACCCACAGATATTGTTTGTTTTCTGTCATTGTTATCATTATAATTCTTCGGCAATAATCCTGTCAATAGTGTTTTCATAGAGAATCGTTAGACCAATGGAACAAGATAGGTAAAATTCTGCACAAGCACCTTGACTCATTTGCCACCCTTCTAACATATAGATGGCATCGCAACTATCACATATTGCATCTAAATCACGCTTCATAATCTTTCTATTTACATCTCTGTGTCTAGAATTGCTGTCTGGGTCAAACTCGTCTGGTTCGCACTGTAACCCTTGAGTTTCTTTAGAATTTTCATCTAGTGTAGCAGGATTAACCACATTCCATCCCAACTTTGACATCATTTTTTCTGCTCTATCAAATGCTTCATAATTCCAATTGGGTTTTCCCCTCATGGGGCCTGCTATGTATATTGTTTTATTACGCATTGTATGTTGAATCCGGCTCCATAGCAACCCAATAACTAAGGTCAACTGCTTTGTTATTAAACTTTGCTACGCTGTTTTTACAAATTTCTACATTATAATCACCAGACAGCATTTTCATATTTTCAACTTTAAATAAAAATGAAAAATCTGCATCTTCTGCGTTATCACCAACTTCGAATGTCCAACTATTTGATGAAGGGTCTTTCCTATCATGAACAGTCAGGTTGATTTTATCACCTTCAGAGGAGATTTTAAGGTCTGGTAGTTGAAGTACGCCTGCTGCCCGTTGGATTTCTTTAAAATCTTCTTCCTTAATTTCACATTGAACAACTGCTTCAGGCATCTTCAATTCTTTATTAACTGTTGTTAACAATTTTGGTTCTGAATAATAATATACGACTGTAGCACCGTTTTCACCTTCGATAACTACGTTTTTTTGGTTAAACTCAAAGGTTGGTGATTCGAATAATGATACAGTACCCAAGAATTTATTTAAATCCCAGATTCCGAATTCGATATCAAAAGATTCTTCTACAGTTGCTTCCGCTAGAACATTCTTATAATTTGATATGGTCTTGATTTTATTACCAGGCTTAACCAATATATTAGAATTGATAGAGGCGAAGTTCTTCAATAACTCTATTGTTTGTTTAGATATTTTTAGTTTTGTTGCTATAGACATTTTTACTCCATGTTGTTTGTTTAACCATTATAATGTATTGGCTAAAATCAGTCAATTATTAAATTTTTCAAAATTCTCAGAGAATTCGATATCATCACCGTATTCTTTGGTAAATTGGTTTGTTCGGTGTCTGTTATTTCTAGTGTTTCTCCTCTTATTTTTCTTAGACCTTTTATTGGCCAAATCACCATCACTAACATTTTCGTTGTTGGTTTTTTTCTCTTTTTTAGACATAATTCTACCTACACTAAAAACTCAGTCAAATCTCCTAGTCTGTTTGAAATTAAATATTCCATTTGATTATTTTTATTCATTTGGTGTCTTGCTACTTCCTTATAGTAAGCATCCGTAATTAATTTAACCTTGTCTTTTGGAATACAACCAAGGTCTATTAGATTTTTATTTCTAAACCAATTCCTTCTAAATTCAGAATTTTCTTGTCTGAATTTTCTGCCCTTTACCTCTTCAAGAATACTATTATATCTCTTGGATGACATGATAGTTTGTTTTTTGTCTTTATTAATTAAACAATCATCATCCGACAATACGTTTGGTATACCATCAGACGAATCACCTCTGATAATATGGTCAACTAGAAACGATACTGGGTCTTCGCACACAATAAAATCCTTGTTATTAGGGCTATATTGTACGACATTTTTGATTCTTTGTAGTTGTTTAAAATCTTTGTCAGAAGAAACTATTAAAGTTTTGTTCTGTTGTGGGGTGAATTTGTCATCGTAGATTTCTTTAGAGATTACAGCAATAATATCGTCCGCTTCAACTGTATCTACTTGCATACTAAGAAATGGAAAATTTGTACTTATTTCTTCTCTTACTAAACTGAACAAATTATATATTTTATTCCAGTTTATATTATCGTTTTTTGTTTTCTTTTTCCTACTGGCCTTATATTGTGGAAACTGGTCGGTTCTCCAGTAATTACCAGAGTCATAGCAAAGAATCATTTTATCACCATATTCACCTTTAAACCGATTATAGTAGTAAAGTACCCCTTTTAAAACTGAATATCTAATATCTTTTAATGTGAGTTCTTCGCTATTAAAATTTTTACCTTTTGTAGCGAACAAATTTGAAATCATGATTTGGTTTGTGTCTAAAAGTATCATCCTTAAAATATCCTAACTATAATGCAGTTTTTGTTTAGTCTTTCCCTAACTGGTTTTTCCACGGTTTTTATATCTTTAATGTGTTGTACCACAAATTTTTTTGTTAATCTAACTTTACCATTAACCATGTGCATAGTATGCTTTGGATTCCTCAATTTTTTAACCAATGATTTCTTTTTATCGAATCCTGTAATAGAAGCACCCTTAACTGACAATCCTTTGCTGTCTGCTATGTACATGTAAATCAACCTGCTTTGAACGTTATATACAAACAACGCTGTAGCACCTATAATATCTTTGGGGTCTTCAGAAATTAAATTTAACTCGTCGTATTTTTCTAGGTGAGGCAGTTTTTTAACCATCATATTTGGTGTTGTAGATTTTTTTCTCTTTTTCTTACCTTTTTTGGTGAAAGTTCTTTTATTGGAGTATTTTTTAGCGACCTCTACTATATCACCAACAAATTCTATTAATCTGGTATGATATCTCTTTTTAAGATAATCATATGCTTCAACTAGTTGCTCATCTTCCCCCTCTAGGGCTAGTTTTAACTCATTAAGAACTGGATTTAGTTGGTTCAAAATTTCAACGGCAAACTCTGGTTTTATGTTTTTAGTTTTAAAATAACTCTCAGCATTAAACCATTCTACTTTTTTGGTTTTAGGATAGTTTATTAGCCTATCCACTTCAGAATTAATTTTATGGATGTATTCATTTAATTCATTGTTAAATTTGGTCTTGGGGTTAACTTTAACTTTACTAAGAGAGGTTTTTGCTGCCTGCACAGACCGTTTTCTAGAAAGAACAGTGTTCCTTTTTATTTCACCAAGACCTTCATTAATAATCTCTTTAACCAGTTCGATAGGACAACCCTTTTCTAAAATTCTACATGCAGAACCTACTTTTTCATAGTTGCTTCTATTACCATTGCTGTAATTTTTGGCTGATTTTTTGTCCATATTGTTTTTAACGTAATTCAAAGTCCATCTTTTTAGTTGCTTGGGTGTAGCATAAACTCTGTACCAGTATAAACATGAAACAACCTCAAAGGGTGCATCTTTTTTGGTTATTTTTGTCCAATCCCTGTCAGGCTCTTTTGCAATTGATACTTGTTTACTCATATTTGTATTATATTCTAAAGGCTAAATTCAGTCAAGATGGTTTTTTAAAGACAAAAACTGGTTCGTATTTAAGATATTTACCGTTTACTCTACAATAATTTTTGCACATGGGTACACCGTTTTCATCCAAACGATTTTGCCCAGGCATCAATTCCATCGCCATTTTGAGTGTATAGCAATATTCCATACCAAGAGATTCTAATATGTCCCTTGAGTCTTGCTCTAGAGGTAAAAATTGTTTTTTAATTAAAAGGTCAGCGATGTTCCACAGCAAATATCTATCTGGTTTTAAATATTCAACACAAGTTTCTAGTGTTGGTGCTAGAAATCCATGTCGCCATGCGTCATATGATTGTCCGAACTTTTTATATGATTGAGTTTCGTCTTCGCTATACGCCTCTCTGTTGAAATAAGGTGGTGAAGTAAAGATAAGGTCGATTTTTCCTTTATATTTTTTGAAGTCGTGTTTGAGGTGGATGTCTTCAGACCCTTCTCTAAAAAGATGGTAAGTATTCGTTTCGGAAAATATAGGATTTCCACGATAAGTTTTGGTATTGTAAAAATCTGCGAGAGAAGCATACTTGCTGTAATTACTGTCATCGTTAAAATTGTCAGTATTGGGGTCAGTACCAATATAGTGAATCCTACGGTCATCCCTAACGGCCATAGCACCGAGTATGCGACCGCCCCAGCCAGCAGATGGGTCATATATGTTGATAATCTCTTGGTCTTTGAGGTTTTCAGTGAATCTCTCATATAAGTATTTAGCAGTCATCGATGGGTAATTAACGGCCACCTGTATATATCCGATTCTAAAGGAAGCAAACCCTCGTGGAAAAATTTTTTTATCTTTTTTGTAAACACGAATATTATATACCATATTATCGGGCATTTTATCAATGTCAAATGTTGAGTGATTACGATATTCTAACCATCCCTTTTCTTTGTATTCCTTAACTTGCTCCCTGCTCAGATGCAAGATGTCAGATTGTTGGACTTGATAATATCCACTGTTTACACCCTCTCTCATCTTTGTTTGTTCAAGCATAAAATCATAACCCTTGAAAATCTTGGGGCTGTTATGAAACGCATCCATCCATTCTTCACCATTGCTTACGCTTACCACTGAGTATTTGTCATCGTTACATAATGCTGATTTCGCATGCTCGTAGAGAGAATCCCTTCGGAAGTGACGCATTGATGCCTTGACCATTCTCTCTAGAAACCTATCTTCTGCAAATAAGTCATAAATTGAATAACCAGTATCTTTTTCTGTGTAGTTGATGCGAGTCTTCATCATGTTACTAAACCATTGGTCTGCTTCTCCACCAACCCTTGATTTGTTGATAATAACGTCGTTATCGATGTTTGATAATTCGTCAGTAAAGGTGAATTCGTGGGTGGGAAATTCAGCCATCTTATTGAATTGCTCAACAAGTGCTTCCTCATTTTTACCAATTCGTGGTGGACAACCATATAAATCCCAAGACTCTTTTACGGTTTTACGCATTTTAATAACCCAACTTCTAAACTCATCTGGGGTCATGTTAGCAAGGTCTTGATAATAACAATTCATGTCTGAATTGATTACATGGTTGTTTCTCTCATAAAAATCTTTATTCATTGTCGAGTTTGTGCATATTGAATCTAATTTCACTGAAATTTCCTTTCTTAACAAAATGTAAATTATTTTGGAATTTGTCAACTAATTGGTCTGCCTTATGTGTAATTACAAAGACATTCGCTTTATTACCAAGACTGTTCAATATTTTTAAAAATTCCTCTGTGCCAACCACATCAAGACTAGAATCAAAAACCTCGTCTAACAGCAAGAGATTACAATTAACACTGTTTTTAAGCCTTGCTATTTCTCTCCAAGCAAGTAAAAGAGAGAGGTCTATTCTCAATCTTTCACCTTCACTAAAATTGAAATAAGTGAAGTCATCCCTATATCTACTTTTAATTGTTTCATCGAAGTTCTCGTCTAATGTAAACTGACAAAAAAACCCCATAGAGGACAAATACTGATTAATCAACTTGTTCATTATTGGTAAATAGTAACCGATTATTTTAGATTTAATACCCGTATCTTTCAATAGAGAACTTACAACCTCAAGATTCTCCCTAAAATCCACCATTTCTCTCCTGTCTGAATCTAAAATACTGTGTTCTGATTCCAGTTTTACTAGAGATTCTCTTTCTGTTTGTAAGTCTTCTTTGTCTTCTGTTATTTCTTTAATGTTGTCATTTATTTTGGTTATATACCTATTACAAACTGATATATTATTATTGGACTCTGATATTTTATCCTCGATTACTCTCACATCTTTCAACGTAGAATTTACTTTGCTTAGCAACTCACCTGTATCATCTATGGTTTTGCTAATTTGGTCTACTGCATCTTCCAACTCTTTTATTTTGATGTTCTTTGTATCAATCTTATCCTTTTTTATCTCATCATCTATGTTTTGGTCACACACTGGACATGAGTTGTTATCCTCATAAAAATTTATATCCTTCTTACTCTTTTTTATATTGAATATAAGTTGTTTTTCTATAGATTCTGCTTTCAGGAGTTTAGAAGAAAGAGAATTTTCATCCCCAATTTCTTTCATAAATTCGTCAATTTGATTTTGGTATTCTTTTATATTTTTTTCTAAATCTTCAATTTGACTGTTGGTTGTATCCAGTTCTTCTTTGTAACCTTGCACAGATTCTTTAGATTTCTCTTCCATTTTGTTTATTAGGTTTTTATGACCGTCTATCTTTGATTTGATTACATTGATTTGATTAACCACATCCGATAGTTTGGTTTTATTCTCTGAAACTCTAGACCTTAGCAAGTTATTCATCACAGAAAATATATTAATATCTAATAAATCTTCAACGATGTTTCGTCTGTCTTTAGCAGATAATTTCATAAACGGTGTATAATTTGAAGAACCTAAAATAACAATCTGACAAAATGCTTTATATGACATTTTGAGTATTTGTTCTTCTAGAATTTTTTGGTAGTCTAATACAGTTGCTTCCTGAGGAACTAGTACACCATCTTTGTAAATTTCAAAAATCTTTGGTTTTAAACCACGAATTACTTTATATTCGTGGTTGTTGGTATAAAATTCTATTTCTACCACACAGTCTTTTTCATTTACACTATTTACTGTATTAGCAATTTTTCTTCTACCGCTAAGTGATATTCCTCTAAAAGAATTACCAAATAAGGAAAAAGTTAAAGCATCCAACATTGTGGATTTTCCTGCTCCATTATCACCAGATATTAGAGTGGTATTGTATTTATCTAGATATACCTCTATAGGTACATTACCAGTGGACAGGAAATTCTTCCACGATAATTTTTTAAATATTAACATCTTGAATACATTATATCAGATAGGCTCATTGCAATCAATTATAAAACATGCTAAGGTATAGTTGCCGTATTGGCTCAACTATGTTCTGGATATACCATTTAGTTTGTTCTTCTGCTAGTCCAGTATATTTTAAATCTAACATGTCTTTAACATTAATGTCTTTGAAAATCTTTTTTCTAGAAATTCTATATACTAAGTTGTTAGTTTTGCCGGCATTAACACGACCTTTTGCATCTATTGCTAATTTTCTAATTTCCTCATGCGCCACTTGTCTATCTACACCGTTCTTTTTAACTGCTTCAATCACAACATTTTCGGTAATGAAAAAAGGTAGTTCTTCTTTATAATGTTTGTGTACCATATCGGTATTTACTACCATATTGTTTACTACTTCAAACACTGAATCTAAAATTTCATCTGCTATAATAAAAACTTCTGGTAGTAATAATCTCTTGTTTGCTGAGTCATCCAAAGTTCTTTCCATCCATTGATTGGCTGCGGTATGATATGGATTTTGGACGAGGGATATTAAATACCGTGATAATGAACAAATTTTCTCACAGATGATTGGGTTTTGTTTGTATGCCATTGCAGAAGACCCAACTTGGTTATTTAAGTCAAAACCTTCTGATATTTCCCTTTTACTGCTTAAGATGCGAATGTCGTTCGCAAATTTGCTGGCTGCAGATGCAATCAAACAAACAGATGAAATTAGTGTTGCATCGTTAATTCTTGGATTTGTTTGTCCAGTAATTTTTACTAGATTAGATTGACCAAATCCGAGTTTTGATGCAATCATTTCATCCATGGTTTGCACCTTTTCAGCATCACCATCAAACAAACTTAAAAATGATGCTTGTGTTCCTGTAGTACCTTTTGCACCTCTAAACTTGATTTTATCTAATCTAAAACCCAAATCTTCTATTGTAGTAACAAAATCTTGAATCCACATTGTTGTTCTTTTTCCAACTGTAGTTGGTTGTGCGGGTTGCAAATGAGTTAGACCAACTGTTGGTAAACCTGCATTAGTTAGAGAAAAATTTGCTAGACTATCTATCACTAATGCAACTTTTATTATAAGTTTAGTCAATGAATCCCTAACCATAATAGATTCTGCATTATCGACTACAAATTGGCTAGTGGCCCCAAGATGAATAATGGGTTCAGCATCAGTTGCAACTGCACCAAATGCATGAATGTTTGCTACTACATCATGTTTCGTTTTGGATTCATAATTTTGAATAGCAGAGAAATCTATTTTAGTTACTGCATCCTTCATTTCTTTGATTTGGTTATCAGTAATGATGTCAATACCGAGTTCTTTTTGCGTTTCTGCTAAAACACACCATAAATGCCTCCAAGTCATTATTTTGTTTTGTTCTGACCAAATGTATTTAATATCATCTGACCCATATCGGTTACTTAAGGGTGAAACATATTCGTTCATTAATTGTTACCTTTTTGTTTGTTTTGGTTAATCATACTGTTAAAGATTCCATATAAAGTTCTTTAATCAGTTGTTTTACTATATTGGAATCTTTAATGTCTTCAAGGTTATCCACTTCTTCATAGATTAATTCAAGTGTGGATTTGGTAATGTCTGCTTTTTGGTTGTCTATACTGTTAATTATTGTATTATCTACATCTTCAACTATACTTAAGTCATAAACACCGCTATTATATAAAGAATCTATAACTCTATCTAAAATATAAGGTTTTTCTTTATTTATGACATAAATTTTTACATATGTATCCCTATATTTGGAGTGGTTTTCAGTGATAAATTTACTATAATCATATTTGGTGTCATCATAACTTAACGTGTAAAATAACTTCTGGTCATTTTTAATAAACTCTAGTTCTCTAGTGTCGGTGTCTAAAATCCAAAAACCTTTGGGTTCATTTACATCTGAAAATGTAATCTGATAAGGTGCACCCAAATATATTATATTACCTTTTTCTTGTTTACAGTGAAAATGACCACTTAAAACCTGTTCAAATCTGCTAAAATTTTTGGGGCTCATCCCACCGTCGTATTTAATACCACGAAGCACTTCATATCCATCCAATTCAAGATGACCAACCAACCATTGTGCACTTGTTGAGTTAACAAAATCCATGCTGTTTTTATAATTTTCATTGTTTATCCATGGTAATAATGCTATTTCCATACCATCAAATTCTAAAGTAACTGGATTTTCATAAAGTTTGAAATTGTCATATCTGTCTGAAAATAACTCTTTTATAGAATTCAAGTCATTGGTATTTTTATAATAGGTATCGTGGTTACCCAATATACAATGAACTTTAATATCCATATCTTTCAAAGGTTGCATAAAATTGTTTCTAACTTTAGAAAGAGTGTTGAAGTTTATATACTTTCTTCTATCTAACAAATCTCCCGCATGGATTACAGTATCTATGTCATATTTTTTTAAAGTGGGAAA